CTGGTTTACGTCTATATCCCGGAGGATTTCATCAAAATGTTTGGCCTTGGCCGCAGCGTGGGACATCCCTTCTTTCATATCCTCTGCTATGGCTTCGGCAGTGGCGTCCGAGACCTCCCCATATTCACTCAAAGAATCCTTGACATCTTCCACGGTCTCCTCAAATTCTTCGGCCTCGTCCTTGCCTTTTTTAAACAGACCTCCTATCAAACCTCCGATGGTTTTAAAGACTGTCTTGGCTACCCCTCCAAGCCCCGGAAGCAAGGTCCCGGCAATATTCCCGACCACACCTCCTATTGACTGGCCTAGGCCTGAGAAGCTGCTTTTAGCACCGGATATCAACTGCCCCAGAGAGCCGCCGATCCTCCCGGCCATGCTATCTACAGCCCCGAGGATCCCGGAGAACGTAACCTTAGTGCCTTCCTTGAGATTTTCAAAATAATTCCCCAGGCTGCTGACAGCTGACCCCACGTTAGCGATAAGCCCTCCGAATGAACCACCGACCTCATCGGCCAGGACCTGAAATAAGTCACCAAGGGTACTCACAGGAGAAGCTATTTTATTTAAAGACTCGACGACCTTTTTATTATCCTCAATCCATTTTTTAGCGGCCTCAGATTCAGCTGCTGACATACCTGGAATGACCTCATCCTTAAGGCTCTTATGCGGATACACCACTCCTGCTAAAAAGGTTTTATTAAACTCATCAGCATCCTTTTTGGCGTTCTCAAAAAACTCTTCCTCGATTTCCCCACCGCTTTTAAAACTCTCTCTCCAGATATTCAGCTGCTCCTCGTCAAGAATCCCTTCGAATACGTCCACGGACTCAGCTATTTGTTCAAGCCTTTCAATGAAGTCATCGAGGGCCGGAACCACTATATTGCCTATAACCGTACCATGGACTCGGGCCCCTTCCGTGGCTGCTTGGGTTTGCTTCGCCAGCTCTTCTTTAGCTTTTTTTTCTTCGCGTTCTCTTTGGGTCAGGAGCCCAGTCACCTCCACATTGTCTTCTATCATCTTGGCGGTTTTGCTCCCAGCCTCTTTGAGTACCTGGTATGCTTCTTTAAGACTGGTTATTTCCCGGCCTGAGATCTTCGCAGCCTCGTTCATGGCCTGCATTCTTAAGGACCCTTCGCGCACCTGATCAGAAGTTTCCTCTAGATCCTTTCCCCATTTCTCCGCATTTATCTGTACCCCGAGTAAGGATCCGGCAAGCTTCTGGACCTCTTTATCCAGACCCGTTACTTCACCTATAAGCCTCCCGATATTCCATCCGATAAAAGCAGCGGCCCCGACCGCTCCTACCTTACCTAAAGTCCCGGCAAGTCCTTGCCCGTTCTTTGCTAAATCGAAGAGATTAGAAGCCACTCGTTTGATTGCAGGAGCCGATTTCCCTATTAGTTTAATTCCATCCACCACTCTGGGAAGGACCATTGCTACGGATCCTCCAATTGCAGCCATGGCCCCCAGCCCACCGACTACGAGCTGAATTGGTTTCGGCATACCGGAGAGGGCTTTTGCTGCATCGGCCACTATATGAGCCAATGTCTTTACTATAGGGGCAAAGGTCTTTCCTATCTCCGCTCCGGCGTTTACCAGCTCGTTCCGGATCATCTTCATCTGATTGTTAAAGGTCTTAAGCTGTTTCTCGCTTACCTCGTCAGTGATCCCGCCCATGTTCCCAAGATTTTCAGTATACTTTTTAATTTTATCGGACATGCCCAGGAGTGGATTGATCGCTTTTCTGACCTCTGCTGTGAACCCGAGCTGAGACAGAGTGGCCATTCTCTCTTCAACGGATAATCCTTTGACCTGGTCCTCGAGCATCTTAACGATATCGCTCATGGTCTTCATCTTGCCCGAGCTATCGTAAAGGGTGATCCCCGCATCTTTCCAGGCCTTCTTGTTCTGGATTTGGACGTCTGTTAATCTTTCAAGAGTTATAGAGAGGTATTCCCCGGCACGTCTGCCTTTAATGCCCTGGTCAGCAAAAGCGGCCAGGACCCCGACCCCTTCCACGAGGCCTTTATTGACTGATCTTAAGGAAGGGGCCGCTTTGTTAGTTAAAGATTCAGAGAACTGCTGGACTGTTGCATTGGCCAGGGTATTGGCCCCAACGAGAACGTCTGAGACCTTTACGAGATTTCTTTCATTCTCAGCAGCATCCTTTGAGGATAAACCCAGCGCTGACTGGGCGTCGGTAAGAAGATCTGTGGCAGTGGCTAGATCAAAAGTGCCGGCCTGGGCAAACTTCGCGACCGGCCCCAAGGCGCTCATGGATTGAGCAGCGTCCATGCCGGCAGAGGCTAAATAGTAATATGCCTGACCCAGGCCTTTGGCCGAAAACGTAGTTTCTTCAGAGAGCTGTTTGGCCGTGTCCGCCATCTGCTTTCGCATGTCATCAGACACGTCTCCCATGATGGCCAGGGATTCGGTCATTGCCTGATCAAAATCACCAAAGGCTTTTACAGCCACTCCGATCCCGCCAACCACCATCCCACCAACGATGGCAGCTTCCCGGCCGAACTTTTGAAACTCTTTTCTGTTCTTCTCTACGTAATCCCCGAACCCCTTGACTTTTAATTTGGCATCTTTGATAGACCGGGTCCATGTGGTGGCGTCCAGCTCTAGCCTGGCTTTAATCGCCCCTGTAAGAAAGGCCACTAGTCTATTTCCTCCTTCTCGATCCTTTCAATTTCCTCTTCCTCCTCTTTTTTAAGACTCATTAATCCCCATTTGATTTTAGAGAGTTCCTGGTTTACTCCCTGGGTTCCGGAACCAAATGCCAGCCTCATGTTATAGAGGAGTTCTCTTTTATGAAGAAGGTCTTCCCGGAATTTCTTTTTATCAGCCTCGTCAAACCAGAAGGCCTCGTCTCGAAGATCCAGATTCAAGAGTTCGTGATAGGTAAAACCTGGGAACTGACTCCATATCAAAGCGAGCCTTCGACCCAAGGCCCTGGTCAGTTTTTTGGGTTCTTAGGTATTTTCCCTTCGGTTTCTTCTTTCCGTTTTGTGGGTGCGAAAAATACTTCTCTGGCAATCTGATTCAATACGTACTGAGCGTCCCTATAATCGTATTTTTCAACTCTCTCCATGGGCACTTCCAGGATAACGGACAGCTGTTTATAGACGTCATCTACCTGTTTCGATAGGCTGTCGTCCTTTTTTAGACTCGAAAGGATCTGTCTTTTTGAATAAGCTCCGGTCCACTTTTTCAATCTTAAAAACCTCTCCATCCAGCTCGACCTCGATAGGCTCAAATAAACTTTTCTTAGAGTTTAACTTTATCTTCGGCATTTTAGTTCTTTCCTACTTTTCCAAATTTCCCAACCTGGCCAGAGACTTGAGACACGAATACCCAGAATTCAACATTGAATATTTTTTGAGAAGATCTGTCATAAACCAGTTCAAAAGCTCTTCTGTAAGAACAGTGATACAGGATTACCCACTGGGATGAAGTTTCATCTGGCGAGCCATCTAATCTCCGTTTTATGGCTATCTCTTTGGCGTCTTCCCTCATGGCTTGTCCAGCCAGATTCGGAATTTCAATTTCATCTCCATCAACTGTGCCTCCTAGGATTACCGCTAATTGTTCTAACGTAGATCGCGCCATCGGAACTGTAAGAAGCAATTTCAATCCACCCCTAACACCATCCACAGGAGCATCTCCAAAGTCCTCTTCTTCTACTGGATTAATAGTTTCATCACCTGACAAATTAACCGAACCATAATGTGGACTAAGAGAAATCTCATTAAGTCCTCCATTATCCCAAACTATTTCTGCGGCTCCAATATCGCCCATTGGTAGTTGTGGCATTTTTTCCTCCAAATATTATTTATTTCGGAGGCAACATGGAGTAAAATAGGGGAGGCTCGATAAAATCGGTTCTCTCAGTACACCACATTACCTCCGATTGTAAGAGTCAGGGAGGGGAAGTTCGATCTCCTCTCCCGCTCTCATTTACTTCATTTATCTCTCCTTAATTTTGCATAATCTTCCAGGTGTAATTAGTAGAAAAGACAAACAGCCCGTCCTTTCCAGGGTTTTCAATCGGGGCTGGCTTGCCATCAGCTGTGATAGTTAAAACCGTGTACACCCCGTTCCCGAGGTCCGGAAGGTCAAACCATCCGGAAACCTCATCTAAAAAATGTAGAAAATCATACATCTCAGTAGCGTCGTCTCTGGCCGTAAAATAGGTCTTGGCCCTGTTCCATATTTGGATGGGTTTGTCAACCTGATCCTTTAAATATCTATCCGGTGCCGGGGTGGCATTCTCAAGTATGGCCATGATCCTCTCCGGCATGACCCCATTTATGTTCTTCTTCGGGAGATGACCGGCAAAAAAGTTCACATCCCTCTTCCATGGAGGTCCCAGCCCTTTATCCAAAATCATAGTAGTGATTTCTTTAAGCACGCAGTTTCCTCCATATGATGGTCATCCCATTATCTCCTTTGCCAGCATATTGATATATTCGTCTCTATTATTTGTTAATTTGGATTCCAGAAACTTAGGACCTGATCCTGGAAGGGTCCAGTCCAAATTCTCAGGAGCTTCATGTACGATAACTGCGTATTCCGTATTAAAACCTACCTCTAATGTAAGCTTATCCAGCCATGCGTTTATGACTTTCTCTCTCCAGAGAAGGCCTGTCAAATGTGGAGCTCTGGGTTCTTCCTCTATGGCGTCTGCCAAAATCCGGGCTCCAACTCTCCCTAAAGCATTGTGACCTCTCTGGGGGATCTTGCTCTTGGTTATATCATCAAAGTCATTCATAAAATCATCGTACAAAACCTGAAATCTGCATTCGTCTTTCATCTGATATACACCTCTTGGTGGTGTGGATCTTTCATGCTTTTTACAGGATCCAGCTGGATTATTGGGTGATCATACGAGTCTCCAGCGATTCGCACTTTGGTTGTCTGATCCAAGACGGCCGAAGGATTGAAAAATATCAAAGCATGACTCGTTATCTGCTCCCCCTCAGCATTGAGGACCAGACGATTACTGTGTTCTATCCGGCAAGGCACGTCCTTAGTTATAACGGTCTTGGTCTCTCCCCATGCGGTGGTCTTTTCATCGACCAGATCCACCAGGTCTGGGAACAGGTGTGATACAGGCATAGTTTTATGATCCTCCTCCCTATGATATTTAAGTCTATGTGTTCATATGTCAAAAGGCTCTCGATCAGTCACCTTGCTGATCCCAAACTCGGAGAGAATCTTTTTCATATCATTCAAATCGACTATAAAATTATTCCGTCTGGACTTTTCGGCCAGAAAGTAATTTCTCTTGCATGGGTTCTTCTGGATCCTGGTCCATGTCACATTATCCAGGTGTCTTACGATACACACCCTTTTCCTTGTGAGCTCTCGCTGAATGGTCTTATAGCCGGCAAACTGCTCTCTGGAAAATTGATCCCAGTTCTTATAGATTTTTTTAGGGAAAACATGCGAGACAAAAGGGGAGGTTGGAAGATAATAATCGCTAATAAAATTCCAGTAAATATTCCACTGTATGACATGACGATGTATTGAACTTGTCCTATGGTCCATGTATACGGCTTCGCGTTGAACCTCATCCATAACATCTTTATGGAACAGGTCATCTGAATCTATCCGGGTGACTGTTACATAATCTGAATCTATTTCATTCAAATATCGACTCTTACCTAAATCATAGACGGTCTCTACTTTATCATTGAATCCGAATTCCTCTGTGATGTTACGCCTCTTGGGGCTGCAGAATAGAAAGATTCTAAAATCTTTAAAAGTCTGATTAAGAAGGCTCTTTTCAGTAAAGCTTTTAAATATATGAGCCCTTTTTTTAACCCAATCAACGTTTTTCACTCTCCGCATAAAAGACTTTTGGGATACGCCCAAAAGACGATCTACATCCAACCAGCAATGAATAATATGAGTAGCTTTTTTCATTCTGCTCTCTCCTTTTAGTCGCCATACTGTTTTCCATTTACCCCATGACTTGATATGACTCCAGCCAGCCTTCCTTAACCGATCCTCAATTCCGTCCATAGTTGAGTCCTTATGGAAGATCAAGAACCCGCCCCTCTTTACACACCTCATGGCCTTATCTAAGCTTTTTGATTCTTTGACTTTTCCCATGTATCCACTATGGCCACATCATACCTGGCTTGCTGGCAGGAAAATCCTTCCGGATAATTTACATCAAATATAAGGTCAATGTTTTTGAGCTTCCCATTTTTAATTTTTTCTTTTATTGCCTTATACCAAAATTCATCATCTTCGATCGTAGTGATCTTACTAGCGCGCCTCGCTATGTATATCGAGGATCCACCGGAACCGAACTCCAAAACCTCGGTATCTTCATTGAGAAGGGAATCTATAAAATTTAAATAGCTCTGACTAAATTCATCTCGAAGCCAGGGAATATTTTTTACTTCAACTTCTTCTCCTTTCTTTACAGGTTGATGGTAACCTTCATATCTCTCGGAGCCTTCATTTTATTCTCCTGAATGACTTTAGG